GATTTCGTTGGGCCGATACGTCGTGCATCCTTTGCATCCTGTGTTGTAGGCATAGCGATAGACAGACTTGAAGTCTTCAAACGAGATATCCTCAGGCAGGTTCACAGTCTTCGAGATTGAACTGTCAACGTGCTGTTGGGCAACCGCTTGCATGCGTACGTGATCCTCAGGGGTCAACGTCTGTGCCGTGACAAAGCTGTCAGGGTATGGACGATCGCCGTGACGCTCACGCCACTTACGTGCAGCGTAGTCTTCCACGATCTCCTCACGCTTGGTGCCGTCCTTCTGGAGTACCTTGCGTGTATATGAGAGAGCGAAGATAGGCTCGATGCCAGAGGACACGTTGCCAGCGTAGAGGCTGATGGTGCCTGTGGGTGCGATCGAGGTGAGCAGACAGTTGCGTAGGCCGTGCTTCAAGATGCGGGCACGGATAGACGGGTCCATGGTACGCATGAAGCCACTGTCGAGGAGCTCGGCGCGGTACATAGGTGCTGCACCCTTCTCTTCGGCTAAGTCTACAGAGGCGTGATACGCTGCCTCTTTGATGATACGCATAATGTCCTCGATCCAATACTCAGCTTGGATAGAACCGTACTTGACGCCAATGAGTGCAAGCACCGAGGCCACCCCGGTTACCCCGAGGCCGATCCGGCGTTTAGCTTTGGCTTCAACCTCTTGCTCCTTTAGGGGGAACTGTGAGGTGTCGATGACGTTGTCCATCATACGAACGGCTGTGGCTACAGTGTCTTTGAGTTTGAAGCGGTCAATGTCAGACCAATCATCTTTGAGCAACGCCGCCAGATTGATTGAGCCAAGCAGACACGCACCATAGGGTGGCAGAGGCTGTTCACCGCAAGGGTTTGTACTGGCGATGGTCTCACAGTAGTTGAGGTTGTTCATGGCGTTGATACGGTCAATGAAGATCACCCCGGGCTCCGCATAAGCGTACGTTGCCATCATGATCTTGTCCCAAAGCTGACGTGCCTTTACAGTCTTGTAGACCTCTCCCTTGAAGACGAGATCAAAGTCGCGGCCATCTTCTACCGCTGCCATGAAATCGTCAGTGACCAGCACCGACATGTTGAAGTGACGAAGACGTAGTGGATCACGCTTGGCGTCTACGAACTCAAGGATATCTGGATGGTCGATACGCATGGTGGCCATCATCGCCCCACGGCGTGAACCTGCAGACATGATGGTTTTGCACATAGCGTCCCAACAGTCCATGAACGTGAGTGGACCTGAGGCGTCCGCTGCAACCCCTTTGACCTCTGCCCCTTTGGGACGGATGGTAGAGAAGTCGTAGCCAATGCCGCCGCCCTGTTGCATCGTGAGGGCAGCTTCTTTGAGCATCTGAAAGATACCAGCCATGTTGTCTGGGACGGTGCCCATTACAAAGCAGTTGAACATGGTAACCGATCGCTCCGAGCCAGCCCCTGCCACGATGCGGCCAGCGGGGATGAACTTGAAGCTCTCGAGTGCGTCGTAAAAGTCTTGCTCATAGTACGCACGTTCGGCGCCTGTTTCCTCAGCAGAGGCTAGAGATCGAGCAATACGACGCCAAGTATCATGAACTGATACGTCTATCGGTGTGCCGTCGAACTGTTTAAGTTGGTATTTCTGCTCCCAGATTTGTCTTGCGATTGGTGTTCGAAACACATCGTTAGGTATCATAGGTTTTCCCTTTTCGTTTTTTTGATTATGATGGTGAGCTGCCGTCGTCCCCGAAGAGCAGCTCGTTGTTTAGGTCGTTGTAGTTTCCGCCAACAGTGTGACACTCGATCACTCCGTTGCTGGTGTGGATCATCCAATCACCCTCAGGTTTCACTGAGTAAAGGATAATCATTTCGCCATTCTCCATGATGCCAGCCCAGATAGTGAAGTAGCCCATCTCTTCCATTTGAGCGGGCATCTCCGAGGCTAGGCCGCAGCCCGGGGGCAGCTCCTGTGCTTGGGCGATGGTAGGCAGGGCCACTACGGCCAGCGCCACCAACAGCTTTTGAAATACAGTCATAGTTTGGTTTCTCCATTCAGCTGGTTAATACGCATCTCTGCGTAGCGAATGACCTTCTCTAGGTCGATGATCTCACTTTGCTCCGTGCTCTTACCGGGGTATGCTTTGTATCCAGCACGGCTAACGTACTTGACAATGTTGCCACGCCAGAACTCAAAGCCGTTCCGCATGATGAACGTGATAGGTTCAATCTTCCAGCGGGTGTAGTGGATTGGCTCTTTGACTACATCGTGTTCAGTGGTGGCAATGTAATCCGTTCCTTCATACAGGTCACGGTTCGTAGCTTTGAAGTCGTCAATGAACTCAGTCAAAGGATTAGGCTCGGGATCGTCCCGAACAGCTTCTTGGGTCTCGGTGTCGAACCTGTACATAGGCCAATCCTTTTCCATTTGTTTGTAGCGTTCACGAGCTTCGTTGAACTCTTGGATTTGCTTCAAGGTGTCCATAGCTTAACCTCTCCTGTTTCAAAGTTGTACTCGTCGCCACGTAGGATACGCGCACAGCGAGCTTGGACAAGAGCGTCCTGTTCCGTAAGGCCAGCCTTGAGGTAGGCACTGACAATGTAATCCCAGACGATCGTCTCGAGGTTGTCATTGTCGTTACCCAAGCCATCCATGTTCTGGAAATGCTTAACAGCATCAGCCAAAATCTTCTTGGCTTTCACTGGGCCAACCCCGGGGCAACCCTTGTAGTTGTCCACGGAATCGCCTGTGAGTATCTGCTCGTAGAAGAACATGTCAGCGTCGTACTGTCCGACAACGTGAACGTCACGCATCTCTGCATGCCAGTGTTGCCCGGGGACCGTCAGCATGTCTTTGTCGATGCTGTAGATCACCGTGTGGGTTGGATCAGCTGTTGCTGCAAGGCCAAGAAGGTCATCACCCTCTAGCCCCTCGACCATCTCTCCACCCATCTCGTCCATGATGTGCTCACGAAGACCCGGGAGGATCATGGGCTTACGAGTACGTTGGCCCTTGTAGGTCTCAAGGATATCCTTCCGGTACTGCGTTGGGTGTGTGAGCATTAGACGGGCTTCGTCGCTGCCTGTCTCGTCGATGATCCATCCGATCAGGTTCTCAAACTCACGGATACCGTCGTTCAGATCAGCATGCAGGACATGGCGACCCTCGAACTCGAAGACTTCCTCTTGCATGGTGGCGATTTGGTAGACGCTAATGTCAGCGTCGATCAGCACAGTTCTACGCATCTTGCTTCTCCTTAAATTCACCACACCAGTGGTAGTTAGATTGAATTGGGGTGTGCGTTGGATAGCGCATACACACGCTGTGAATGTTTGGACCTCGAGCTATCGTGCCAGAGAACATGCAGCCATCACAGGTAGGCTTCGGGGTCTTCTTCGGTCCACTCGCTGTCACCGTCTCCGGCTTCTTGGTAGTCTTTGTCGTGCGGCGGCGGGGTGCCTTCTTGGGCTGGTCTGTCGTAGTGGGCATTGACGATCTCCTTCAGTTCGATCTGTGCTTGGATACACGTGAATAGGTCCATAGGTTTCTTACAGAGCCACCCGGTGTCATGGATGGCTCGAGGGCTAAGGCCACATTCTACTGATGCGTAGTGTGCGATCATAAGGCCTTCTTCGATTGTTACGGTTTCCTTATCCATCAGAGTATATCTCCGTTTGCTACAAGCCACGCCTCGGCTTCTTTTTCTTTGGGTGAGTTCATTTCATCTTCAAACCAACAGTTACCCATCGCCATGTTCTCTTTCTCTGAGATAACCTCGAGGTTGTCCTTAGTGTGGAGACCACCGAGTGAGAGGGACAGTTTGTGATGAATGTTATGAGGGACACCCGTTTCCGCTTCCAGACGAAGACGCTTCTCCGCAAATGGAGTTGTCATAGCGACGGCTTCAGAATGGGAGAGACCACCATACATTTCTTCTGTGGTTAGGTCTCCTCTCTTTGATATCGCATACGCAACAGAAGCTCGAGCAATACGTTCTGCGTCAGACCAGCTGGCCATCAACTTGGCACCTCTCTTTGCTTGTTTCTCAGGGTACTTGGCGTTGTGCGCTATATTACGTTTTGTGTGACACGGGGTACACTCCCCACGCCAGTACCCACCAGCTTTTATCCTCTTATCATTCCTCCAACCAAACACCGCACCTTCTTCTTCAGTCTTGCCGCACTTATTGCACGGTCTCCCATGATATTTACCCATCAGTGAGTTTCCTTCCAGTTCGATCCGACGTTAGCGTCACCCGTCAGTGGGACACGGATACCAAGGTTCAACCCAGCTACTTCGATACAATCCACAGCAATCTTTGCCCACTCCTCAGCGATATCCTCATCGACTTCGAATTGGATTTCGTCATGGACGTTGGCAACGAACAGGACCTTCTTTTCCCATCCGAGGTGGCGTATCATATACTCGCACTCCACTGCCCACTGCTTACAAACGATAGCCCCTGCGGACTGCAGGAGTGTATTGAGTGCAGCGTGAGCGTGGCGTACGTGCAGCTGGCGTCCGTCTAGGCCTTTGAGGTAGCCCTGAGACTTAGCCTTGGCGCCAACACCGCTGATAAGCTTGTTCAACGCTGGAAGACCTTCCAAGAAACGCTTCTTCAACTTACCACCAGCGGCAGCACCCTTGCCCACAATCGAACCGATCTTCTCATTGCCCGCCCCATAGAG